TGGCATCTTCCGACAACGCTTCGATACGACGAATGCGCTCAAGCAACGGCTCGGCTGAGTCGATGTAAGCCCTCAGTTTCTTACCGAGGGCCAGGGCATAGCCTAATTCGAATGCAGTCCCTGAGTCAGGTTCGAATCCGCGAAACGGATTCAGGTTGGCGACCACGATCTGCGCCTTGCGGATCAGTTCTAGGTTGCCGTCGAGAATTTTCCTGGGCTCGGTTTCACCATGATCGAACGGAGTCAGCGCCTCAAAGCCATGTTGGCGGCAGAGTTCCCGGGCGCTCGCAATCCAGTCTTGGACATCGGGTCTAAAGATATCAGGGCCGGCGAGATAGATCTTCATGGCGAAACTATAACCCGACAAGCATGGCGACTTCGGCCTGACGTCGAGCCACCAGTCCCGGTAGCACACGGCCACCGCCACGCACCCACCGCCCGAGCTCAAATGCGGCCACCTGCCAGTCCCGCTGATTGATCCGCCGCCTCAATGTCGAGGTCTGTAACCGTCCTGCACCGAGGTTGAACGTGAAATCAACGATCGCCGCAAGCCGCCCGTCAGCTTCTGTCGCCAGTACCGGGCAATACCGCAATGTCGCCCGGAGCGCCGTCTGCAGATCCTGCGCCAGATACGACTCCCCCTCCTCCTCGGTAATGGGTGAGTGCTCGGGCTGGCAAAGATGTCCGAATCCAATCGTCCAGTACCCCGCCGGACAGAGATACGGATGCGCGTGGCCGGGATCGAGCTTCGGCACCCGATGAAACCCCTCGAACCGCTTGGCCAGTTTAATTGCGGACTGCGGCACCTCGATCACGGCCGCACCCGGTCAAACACCCGCCCCAAGAACCAAAAGTTCAGTACCCCGGCCCATAGCGCCTGATCCGCCGCCGTCCACGCGTGCAGGATGGCCACGCCCCACCCTGCTCCGGCGGTCAAAGCAGCTGCGAAGGCTGCCAATTTGGCCGCGCAGTACAGGGCCATGAACCAATAGGTGATCACCGGCCGCACGCTGATCGACAAGGCATCGGCCCAGCGCACGCCAGAACGTTGCCCCTGCGCCGCGACGGCCTCACGCAACGCCTCGATGGCCCCGGTATTCCAGGCGGCGTCCGCACTGGCGCCGATCTCGGCCATGCGCTGTGCGCCGCGCAACTTCTCGAAATCCAGCGCCTTGTCCTGCATTGCCAGTTCGTGCCCGCGCTCGCCCCTGCGGTCCAGCCATTTCAGAACCTCTGGCGCCATGCGAAAGAGTCCGCCGAGTAGCCCGCCCAGTAGCGTTTCGATCATTGCGCACCTCCGAACAGTTTGAGTTTTACGAACGCACCAGCCAACAGCGCCATCACCAGACCGGTGACCAACATTTTCACGATGGTGAGACCGGCGGTTTTCTTGGCCTCGTTGAAGGCATCGAGCAAGTTGCGCAACTCACGGATATCGTGCGCAGCATCCTCGCCATCGAGCCCGACCCCGTGCAGCGCATGTCGGGCTCCTCGCTCGGCGGCGCGCTCCAGAATCTCCTCGAACTCCTCTTGCGGCAGCGTCACCATCTTTCGGCGCTCCACTTGAGTTGCATCCATGTTTTCATCCTCCAGAAATGCGAAACCCGCATCAAAGGCGGGTTTCATGGGGTTGGTGATCTGGCGTCAGATGGCGATGCCGGTACTCCAGCCCGCCGACTTGTAGGCCGAGAGCACCGCCTCGTCATCGATGTAGCAGAGCCAGCCGACCTTGGGCGTGTAGTACTCCCAGGTGCTCGCTACCCGGACTGCAATCTGATTGGTCTTGCCGGCCCAGACGCCGGTAGCAGCGGCAGGAATGATGTAGCGATCACCGTCGACGGGGCTTGCCGGTGGCGTGGTCAGATCCCGATCCTTGACCGAGAGTCCGACCACCGCACCGAGCCGCTTCAGATTGGCGTCCATGCTGGTATGCCAGCCCGACTCGCCGAGCGTCCAGCCGTAGGTGAGTCCAAGATTGGGATCAGTGCTTGCCATTAGATGCCTCCGTAGTATTTGCCATAGTTCAGGCCGTACCCTGCGCGGTCGACGCTGCGGGTCTGCTTCTGCCAACTGATGTAGCCGGCGCGCACGGACTCGATCTCGACCTTGAACTTGCCGTTAATGCGCCCCAGCCCGCTATCGTTCGCCTCGTCCGTGGTGAGATACGTCCAGGCGGTCGTGGTGAGCCCCGTCACGGATTTCTGGAGCGCGTTGTTCTCGTTGTAGATGCGAACGGTGTAGGTGGTACCAGCCTCCGGACCAATGTTGCCCTCGGCCTGCGTCACCAGATAGACCGTCTGCTGCATCCGGTCACGATGGGCCCAGGTGAGCGCCATCTGGCCGAGCATCGTCGTCGGCCACATCACGTTATTCACCTTCACGTTCCCCGGTGGATAGGGGCGGATCATGCGGCTCGCAAACGTGTAGCTGTCCGTCGGTGCCGCCGATTCCTCCAGCCGTCCAAGGCCAGTCGCCGGCAGCATCTTGACCTGCAGCGACTCGCCGGATAGGTATTGCTCAGTGACCAGTGCCTCGAACGCATCGGCAAACCAGATGCGTGCCGAGGCCAGGTGCGGTGCCGGTACCGTGTCGAGGATGCCGCGCTCCACCGTGACCGTACCAGCCACCAGATTGATCGCCTTGACCGCCACGATCTCGTTGTCGAGGTAGGCGTAAGTGTCGAGTTTCACGACATTCAGGTCCTGGCCATTGCCGATGGCGAGCACCGTGGTCTGTTCGTCGATGGCATTGGTCACGGTCGCATTCGGGGTGAAGCCCATCGTATCGACTTCGGCAAAGGTGGCACTACCCTGGCGCGTCAGCAGTTTGACGTTCAGCGAATCGCCAGATGGCCGACTCGCACAAGCCACCAGCACCCCGCCTTGGGGGTCGAGCTCGTTTCGAGCCGCTTCCGATTCGCCAACCACCCGTTTGACCACCGTCCACCACGGCGCTTCGTTCAACCACCGATATGGCACTGGCGCCGGCGAAGTCAGCGGCGACACCCACGAGGTCGGGGTCGGGGATACGTAGGAGGCGGACGGCAGACCGAAGACGTCTTCCACGCACTCGATGCGCACCCGGCCATCGGTCAGCGTGCCGTAGGACACGCGCGCAATCCGCATCACCAACTGCGCGATCCCCAGTTCCGGCCAGGTCAGTTTGAACACCTCGCCGATATTGAGGTTCGATGCCTGCCGGTTGGCGATCAGCGTCGCCTTGGCCAGCGGCACCGAGAGTTGCTTGAGATCGCCCAGCGCCACCCGGGAGGCCAGGCTGCCGTTGCTGATCCCCGGATAATCGACCGTCGCCGATGACACCACGCCTCCGGCCAGTTCCAGTGCCGCTAGGTCATGTACCGTGATGGCAGCATCCTTGTCGGTGGAGCGGTCGCGGTAGCGAACGGTGACCTGGTTGATGAGCTCCGATTCCGACGGCCGGGAGAAACTCTCCAATTCCAGGATGTTCGAGGGATCGAGCACCAAGAGGCTGGCGACGTTGTAATCGGCACGGGCCAGCTTGAGCACGAACTTGCCGGTGCGCGGATGAACGTAGAGCGTGCCATCGATGTGCCGAAGTATCTCGGCGATGAATTCCTCCAGCGGCTGCTCGCGATCCCAGAGCAAGGACAACCCATATTGCTCGGAGGCCAGCGTGTTGGCCGCCGTCTGGAAACTGCTTGCATCGATTTCGCTGGCGGCGTAGCCCAGGCCCCAGGTGGCATTGTTCAAGCATTCGTAGATGATGTGCGCTGGGTTGGCATCGCCATTGATGTAACCACTCCCCAGGGCCGCCGGTGCCGGGATGCGCCGGGCCTCGATGCTCCACGGCTTGACGTAGGGATTCATCGCCGACAACTGGCACTGCTGGGCGATGATCGACACCACCCCGCGAAAGGCCGGAATGACGCTGCCGAGTTTCTGCTGGAGATAGCCCGAGATCGTTTCCGCCGGCCCGCCCAGTTTGACCTCGACGTAGCCCTGGACGCCGCCCTCGCGGGAATCTCCGCCGAACAGTTCCGGCGAATTGACGTAGATCGTCTGCGAGGACGTAACGCTGCCACTCCAGGCCGTGCGTTCGCCGACGATGATGCGGGTCACCGCATCCACCGGCCCGTGGCAGATCGCCAGATGGAGGCCGGCGTAATAGCGATGGCCGACGACATACGATGACGAACCGCCACCGCCTTTACCGCCGCCACCCATTTATGTCACCTCCTGCGGTTGCTCGCGCTGCTGTTCGACGGCATTGGCCAACCGGCACGCCATCGCATCGCCGGAGGCGCGCAGCCAGTCGGCTGTCACGCCGTGCTGCCGGAAGTCATCGAATGTCACGCCATCACGCGGGAACCACTTGCGCAGACCGGCGTTGCAATAGCCAAAGGCCTTGGCATCGTCATGGGTCACGATCACCCCCTTCCTCGGGAAGGGGGCTGGGGCGATGGTTGTCACTTCTTGCCTCCACTTCCGGAAGATTGGCGGATCTCGGTGGTCTTGACGTCGCCGTACCAGACCACGTTGGCCTGACGGATCACGCGCGTGCCGAACAGCACGGGAATGGGTTTCCCGGATTCCGCCACCGGCACATCAAGGTTGCCCGGCGTGGCGGAAGCAGGTTTGGGCGGCTTCGGCGCGAGCAGCATGCCGATGACCGTGGTGATCACCCAGATTGCAATCTGTACCCACATGGATCTGTCCTCAGACGATGGAATCCCCGGCAAAGGGGTTCTTGGCGGGAATCCAGGGAAACCCGCCGAAATTGAGACTGTTGCCAAACTTGGACTGGCAGGTGGCGAACGTCCGATCACAACCGGCGAAGGCCTCGAAGGCCACGCCTGCGGCCAGTCCCGGCAGCACTGCCGAGAGCGTGATGGTGTCGCCCGAGTGATTGGTGATCATGCGTGGCACGCCACCGACGCGCAGATAGCCCCCGGTCAGCCAACCGGATGCTTGCGACAGGAAGGTGCTGGAGGTCACATTCAGTCCGGAGAACGACGCCACCGTGCCGGCCAACTTGTAGGCCTGGTTGTTCACACCGCATCCCGGATCAAACAGCGCGTGGCGACAACCGGTCTGATAATAAGCGCGCAAGCCAGGGCGTTTCAGCGCCGTGAAGATCGACTCACAGCGAATCTTCGCAGTACTACCCACGAACGCGACGGAGGCCACGCGCCCCTTCCACCAGGTGATGTACTCGGCGTCGCCGAGGTGGTTGCGGAACACCGTGAGCGACACGACGCCGTTGGGACGCGCGGCCGCGAACAACTGCGCCACGGCGAAATCACGGGCGCACTCGAGGTCGATGCCGTTGCGGGCAAACTCCGGCGACTGCTCGACCGCCGAGCGGCGGATCACGGCCGGCTGGTAGCTCTCAACCTGATAGGTGATCGCCTCGCGACCGCTCGTCACCGTCCACCCCAACTGGCCGAGGACGAAGCGATAGAGTTCGACCGGCTGGCCGGCGGCCACCGAGATTTCCTGCGTGTTGTAGCTCATGAAGGTTTCCGGTCAGAATTTCACGGAGAGCATCGGCAGCGAAACTTCCGCGACACTGTCGGTTTGCCAGTTGATCTCGATCTGGTCGGCATCGAGACGCGTCTTCTCCAGAAAGTAGATGGCGATCCAATCCTCGGGATTGGCATCGAAGCCGAACGACTGGTTGATCGTCATCACTTCTTCGTCGCCCGTGATGCCCGCCCCAAAACTTGTGATCGTGCGGAAATGCCAGGTGCCGTTCTTGTGCAGGAAGGCGGCTTCCGTGCGTCCCGGCATCGGATTGAAATAGAGCGCGTAGCCGCGCGAGGCCACCGTCATGACCGTCTGGTTGGAGAGTATTTTCTGGGTCGGGACGAGGGAGGCTTCCCAGGTGGGGTGCCAGAACGCGGTCAGTCGGCCCAGCCGGGCGGCCAGCCAGCCTCGGAAGGCAGCAATCTCCGCGCGATTCTTGAAGAGGTAGTCGAAGGAACGGCGCACGAAGGGGCGCGCGGCATGGTCATCCACCGCCGTGATGCCGGTCTCGAAATCCAGCACCTCGGCCAGCCGCTGGTAGTCGGCATCGATATCGCGCACCCGATTCGGGCGCGCGATCCACACCGGGGTTGAATTGAAGGTCGTCGTCGACTCCTGCTTCGCGATGGCGGTAGTGCTGGCAATGTCGAACACCAATCGGGCCCGGGCGATGGCGTCGGTCACACGCGACACGCTCTGCGTCACCCGCAGACGGGCCGTGCGTGCCGGCGTCACGAACGCACCTGCCGGCCAGGTTTGCAGCAGCGGTTGCTTCAAGGTCACGGCATTACTTGCTACCGACAGCACTTCCGCTGCCTCGGTATTGCGGCTGTCAGTACCGATTACCAGGAGACCGTCGGCCTCATATTCGAGATTGGTGGTGGTCAGCGGAATCACCGTACTCCCCGCGGTAATGGCGGCCGTTAGCACCGCTTTGTCAGGCCAGATCGGGAGGGCATAAACGCGCGCTTGCCAGGCGGAAAGAAGCACATCCAGTAGCGCGGCATCCGCACTGCCCACCAGGATCGAGAACTCCAGGGAACGGCGTGGCTTGGTCCGCAAGCTGATCCGCTGCTCGGTACCGTCGCGTGCGGTGAGGACGTCAGTCGCCCACATCAGGCGTTCCAGCCAGCCGTCTGTCCAGTTGGGTTTCAGGCCAAACACCACGACGCGCCGTCCGGAGATCGACAGGGTCGGTGCCTCGTCGGGAAACTGGAAGCTGAAACTCGCTTCGATCACCGGCGGCCCGTCGAGGCTCACCGAGACGTTGTGCAGGCGCGACTCCAGCATCCCGTAGGTGGTCGGCGGATTCGCCGGGGCAGCAAGCAAGATGCCACCATCGTTCGCCCCGATGACCGCCGACAAGGTCTTGGGGGCGAAGTGGGCGTTCCACACCTCGACCTGGCGCATCTGCGTCGACAGCAGATTGCCCAGCGCGATCGTTGCCGGCAGCAGATGAACGTGGTGATACCAGTCCTGTTCGAACTGGCGAACCAGGTTCCCCGAGTAGAACGAGACGATCTCGCTGACCGGCAGGTTGTTGGCCATCGCGCCGGCATTGGGTGGGTTGCTGGCCAACGCGCCCGAATGGGGCGGCGTCAGCGGTGCTGGCAGGGACTTGTAGACAGCCCCATAAGCCGAAATGGCTGGCAACCCCGACGGGAGAACCGCCCCGGCGTAGGTGGTCATTTCAAGAACCCGTAGCCACCATAGCTCAGGGTGAAGACCATCCAGTCATTGCCACCCAGGGTGACCACGTCCTTATTGACGTACTGTCCATTCACGCGCAGCAGGCACATCCCCGGGGCAAATCCCATCATCGAGTAAAAATAGGAAGGGATCGGACGGCCCACTTCGATGGTCGCGGGATAGAGCGGTGTGACGCCGTTGAACGCAATCGGCGAATAGTTATCCAGTTGCCGGGTGATGCCAGAGTAGAACGCTCGCACGACATCCACACCCGAGTTGCCAGCTTTCCATTTGTTGGTGTTGCCGTCGATGTCGGCCCGCACATAGGTGCTGTAGGTGTCGGTCAGGAAGGCGCCGCCCGTAAACGTGCAGGTCTTGGTCATCGCCCCGAACAAGAACGGTGCGTAGGTGGTGCTCGCGGTCTGCACGATGCAGTAACACCAGCCATCGCCACCAAAGAGGAAATACTCGGCACTGCCTGACAACGGCGACACCGAATACGAACCCGACGCCACGGTCTGCGAACTGTAGGCTGCGCCGCTGTTGAAACTGGTCGATCCATAGCCCGCGATGTAACCCGCGTAGGAATGCAAATTGACGACCTGCCCGCTGGCGGCATGGAGCAGATGAAGGCGCAAATACCCCGCGTCCGCTTGATACATCAGTTGCGCGTAGCCGCAGGCGCCCATGGCAAAGAGCCGAATCTTGTCGAGCAGGTCGTTGGCCGAGGTGGTAATTCCAGACTGGAATGCCATCCATTACCTCACGCGAGCTTCAATGCCCAGTAGTCGCTGTAACCGGTGCGAAAGACGTCCTGCACCACCAGATGATCGATACCGCCCACCGTGACGAGGTTCTCGGCCGCGTTGGCATAGCCCGGCACGGCGAAGCAGCCGTCCATCTCGCCCAGGCCATTCAGGATGAAAGGCAGGAGCGGGTAGGATCCATCCGGGCATTCGCGCATGGAACCGCCCCAAGCATTCGGCCACATCCCCGACACCCCGGTCCAAGCCCCGGACGGGGCGTAGTACGCGCCCGAGTAGCCCTGCGACTTGGGCAGGTGGTTGCGGTATTGGTAGGAATTGCTCCAGCGCGTCGAATTGTTGTACGTGCCGCCGACCAGCAGCGGATACGGGTACTGTCCTGGCGTGGCATAGGGCAGGAACAGGCCCAGGTACATCATTTCGTAATAGGTGCCGGTTTTGGCGACCATCACGATGCGCCGACCATTGGCGACGATCCAGTAGGGCATGGCGGAGGCCATGAGGAGTGTGTAGAACGGACCGCCCGGGTTGTACTGACCATCGAAGGTCTGTCCAGGATTCCAGCCGACGAAACCGCGCAACTTCCAGTTGCCGTAGTCCGCCCCGGCTTCGGAGAGGATGCCGACGTTGATCTGCTCAGTTCCTGCAAGTCCCGGCCCTTGCAGCACCAGTTCCGCCGGTGGGCCCGGCACCCAGCACAACACCGACCAGCGCTCGTTGGCTGGCAGCATGTCCTGCGTGACGAACTGTTTGAGTCGGTTCAGAAGATCGAGATAGTCGGCGGCGGTGCCACTGGTAAATGCCATGGCCTACCTCAGTAACTCGCGTACAGCCGAGCCGTTGCGGGAAAGCACATTGAGAATGGTTTTCTCGCCGGCGGCGGAATTGAGATAGTCACCGGCCATGCCAGGGTCGATGACATTCACAATGCGCACCGATTGCGAGGGCGCAGACGGCGGCGTTGGCGAAACGGCGGGTACCACGCCCCCGTCGGCAAAGGCCAGTCTCTGTCCGCGCCAGCGTGGCGCGAACAGGCCGCCATTCAATGCGTGCAGAAACTCGACCCCGACCCGGCGCACCGCATCAGCGCGAAGGACATATTCACCAGCCGAGAGCCGCGCCGGGATGGAATCACTGGTTGCGGTACCGGGGCCGGTGACATAGCCGCCGGTCGCGAAACCGGCAGAACTGGCAGCGCTAAAGAGACCCGAGATCAGACCCCCCAAGCCGCCACCACCCCCTTTGGTCATGCCGCCGAACAACGCTTCGGCGATCTTCTGTGCCGCAATGCGGTTGATGGCGGCAATCACCGACCGGGCGAAGTCGGCGAAGGCATCCTTGGCCGACTTCGCGCCCGAGCCGATCTGCTCGAACATCGTGACGAAGGCGCTTTCCACATCGCCATTGATGCGGGCGGCCACGTCATCCGCCACGGTCTTGAGGCCCGCCACTTCCACCTTGAGCCGGGCGACTCGATTGATGGCCTCCTCCGAGCCGGTGGCATCGGCAAGCGCCTGCATCTTCGGGATCATGCCGTCCACTTCGGTGGCAGTCTGTTGATGCAAGGCCAGCACCTCGCGCCGCATCTGCGACTCGGAAATCATCCCGGCATCCTTCTGCACCTGGAGTTCCCGTTCGCGGATGGCCATGCGCTCCGTGACCGTCTGATACTGACGTTCGAGTTTCGCCAGTTCCGCGATGTCGGCTTCGACGTTGATCAGGCGCCCGACATCCGCGGCACCGCTGCTGTCGCCCATGCGTTGCAGTTTTTCGATCAAGGGCTGGTATTCGCGTTCGAGCCGGGCGCGGGTGACATCGCCGCCGGCCCCGCCACGGATCTCGGCCAAACGGTCACGCACCCGCGCCAGTTCATCGGCGAGTTCCCTCTCGGCCTTGGCAGCAGCATGCGCATTGGCGACTTCGATCTCGCCGCGCTTCATGTTGAGCACGATGATCTCGCCATCGAGCTTCTTCACTTCTGCTCTGGCGCGCAGGCGCTGCGCGTCATCCTTGCCACCCGTAGCCACCGCCGCCTGCGCATCCCGTTCCTGCTGTTTTGCGGCAAGTTCCTGATCGGCAGCCTGCTGCTCGATCTCGGTCTTACGGGCGTAGTAGTCGCGCACGGACACCAGTCGCCCATCGAGTGATCGGTCCAGCGCCGACTTTTGCAGATCGAGACCTTCCTTCAGGACTTTGAATTCGGTCTCGGCCTCTGCTTTGACCAGGGCGAGCTGGACGCCGGTCGTGTCCTTATCGGTTCCGCCCGTGGCTTTCTTTTCGCACTTCCCATTGACCCACTGTCCACCAGAGACAACACAGGCGATGCGCTGCATCTCCTCGGTCGGCTTGCCGGTCGGACTTTTGGCCTCCGGCCGGGCGGGCTCGGCCAAGGATTTGAGACGCCCCTGTGCCGCCGTGAGTTCTTGCTCCCATTGCGCCAGGTTGCGGCGCAGCGTCGCCATCGCCTCGTCGTTGAACTTGACGTCGAAGGGCATGAAAGGCACCGGCGCCCTGCCCGCCTCCACTTTCTGGCGGGTGCCATCGACCAATTCCTGAATGCGTTTGACCTCGTCTCGCGCCTGCTTGATCTCGGTGCCATTGAAGATCAAATTGCCGACCCCGCCGAGGCCCACCCATAATGCCTTGAGCGTCCCGGCTTCGTTGGCCGCCTCGCGCATCGCGTTCGTGATGTTCGTCAGTTCCGGCAGAAAGTCGCGCGCCAGCGCGATGCCGAGCGATGAGGACGATGCCTTGAGCGCCGTCAGGTTATCGTTGAACGCTTCTGCCGAGCGTGCCGTCTCGGCGGTCAGTTTGAGACCGAGCCGTTCAGCCTCAGCCGTGAGTTGACTGATGCCCGCCGCCCCCTGGTTCAGGAGCGGGATCATGTCCATGCCGCTCTTGCCGAACAGCTTGACGGCCAGCGCCGTCTTGACTGCCCCGTCCTCCAGGTTGGCGAAGACATCGGCCACCTGCAGCAGCACTGCCTCGGTCGACTTCATACTGCCATCGGCATTCCTGACCGAGACGCCGAGTGCCTCAAATAGGTTCGCCCCGTCGCCGATCCCGGTATTGGCCTCGGTGATGTTCTGCGACAAGCCCTTGATACCTTTCTGCAAGGTTTCCAGGCTCACGTCCGACAACTGCGCGGCAAAGCGCAAGGTCGACAAGGCTTCCACCGAGATGCCAATCTTCTGGGAGAGCTTGTTGAGATGATCGGCTGAATCGATGGCGTTCTTGATCAGGGCGGCAAACCCGGCAACGGAAAGCGTGACGCCCAGACCCGCCAGCATCCCCCTGACGCGGTTCGACTCGTCGCCAAGTTTGGCCAGGTTGCCGCGAATTGAGTCGAAGGCCGACCGGGTCTGATCAACGGCGGTAATCAGCAGTTGCGCGCGGTCTTGGGTCACGGCTGGCTCATGTCTTAAATCTTGGCGAGTCGCGCTTCGATGGCTCGGGCGAGGACGGGCAGTTGTGCGCGTACCGTTCCTTCCAGATTGAAGCGCCGTTTCAATGTGACCTTCGGCACCAGGACGGCAATCGGGATTTCCTGGCCGCGCTTCACGCTCTTGGTACCTGTGCGTTCCCGTTCGGCCCGCTTGAAGCGCGCCAGGGAGGACGCGTTCTCCCTCAGGTTCTCAGCCATCAAAATGACACGCCCGCCTTTCTGAATGAAGTACGCGTTGCCGGAACCAATCAGCACGTCGATCACGCGCTTGAAGGCACGGCGACCGATGCGACGCCCCTCCGCGGTCAGCGGAATCAGCATCCGGCCGGAAACGGTTCCCCCCCGGACATGGATACCCAGCCACGGAATCTTCGAGCCGATGAGCACCGCCGGCAGTTTGTCCGGGTCGCGGTCGTAGACCCTGGCGCGCAGCGAGCTCAGGAAAGCCGCTTTCTTGACCGTGAAATCGGACTTCATTTTGTTGCGCACGACATCGGCCACCGCTCTCCCGCCATGACTCATGCCGGTGGCCACGGCCTTGTGAATGGCGACCTGCTTTTGCCGCGTCCAGGCCTCGAGCGCGGATTTGTCGAGCAGCCCCGAGGTGGTCAGCGAAATCTTAAGCATCGAGGTGCCTCATGGCCTTCTTGATGGCATCACCGCTGCCTTGTGCACCCACGCTCACAACCGTCAGCAGATTCGCCAATCGTCGCGACTCCTGCCGATCGATCGCGGCGATGAAGGCATCCACCTGCGCCAGGGTGTACTGCAGGATGCTGGCGTAGGCATGCCCGGCGCCGATCAGGCGCTGGAGTGCATCGCTCCAGGAACCCCGGCTCCCAGGGTCTGGCTTACCCGTGTCGCCGCATCGGTCAGGCTCGGCAGCACGCGCTGGATAAAAAAATCGGCATTCACCTCGAATACCGCCTCCGCCAAACGCACGGCATCGTCGAGTGCCAAGCCGCTGACCCACTCCGGAGGACGACGACTGGCGATAGCAACCGCGTCGATCACCGCCTCGCCATGCAGAGCCAGGAGCGCCAGCCAGTCAGGAGACGCCGACAGACTGGCCGCCACCGGCTGCACGGCGCGCGCAAAGGCCGGCACGTCGCCGACCTTGAGCGGCGTAAGCTCGAGGCGTTCGCCGTCAATAACGAGCATCACCGGCACCGGCGGCAACGCCGCAAATGGGTCGCCCATCCTCACAACAGCACGATGCGGCCAAACTGGCCCAGTGCACCGGCCGCCGCCTTGGTGAGATCCGCCAGCACCTGACCGGAGAGCTCAAACTTCATCAACTCCGTGCCGATCACCGACAAGTCTTTCGTCGGATTGATGGCCACCCGGTAGAGGTCGATCACGACTTCCTTGTTGGCGTCCGCCGTGTTCAGACCCTCGAAGCGCACCCAGCGCTCGGGCAGCGGCTGCGTGAACATCGCCGTGACGCTGGCGGCCCCATAGCTGTAACTGGCCGCAATCGCACCCGTGACGCCGGTGATGTCGGTAAACATGATCGAGCCGTGTTTGGCGTTGACCGTGTATTTCTCCGCCGCCACGGTCGTCGCACCGGCCTTGATCACCACGGCGGAGACGTTTTGCTTGCCAAGCAGATAGAGCTTGCCGAGTTCGGCGGCGGCAATGACCGGCTCGTCGGTCACCGTGCCGGTGGTGACGACCGTGGTGGAACCGTAAAGCGCGAGTTCCAGATTCGACTGGATGAGTTCCTCCAGGGTGCAGGCAAACTCGCCCTTCTTGGTCTTGATGAGTTGCAGATCGGTGAGTCGCTGGCCGGATTGGGATTCCTGATGCTCCAGGGTTTCGACTGCGAGCGACACCTTGAGGTCGGGGACGTTGCCGACAAAGGTGAGACCTTGCGGGTTGCCGTTCATGTCGCGCGCGCCGATAAACACGCGTCCTTGTCCAGAGAAATAGCTCATGCGGTGTTACTCCTTGGTTGCGGTGAGAGGAAATGCCGGGTTTGCGTCGTTGTGGCGGGCGCGCCGGGGCTCTGCAGACGCGGCTGCCTGGCCGACGCCGTGCGCGATCAGCCAATTCGCCGTGCTCTCATCGACCTCGATGACGGCGCCCGCGCCCTGCTCGACGCCGGCATGGGTGTGGATCTTGAGAAGTTCGATGTGCATCATTCATCCTTGGCTTGCGAGGTCATGGAAACGGGTGCGGTAGGTGATCTGGTAGCGCGCGGGAAGGGCCGCCGCCGTCGCATCGGCGTCTTCCACATCCCACTCGCAGTCGAGTTCCTTGATCCCAAGGGCCAGACCGCCCAGATTGGCGTTGGCGAAGAGCGCCGCGTGGGCGCCGACCAGCAGGTGATCGGCCTGGGTCTCAGGGGCAATCGGCCCGAGAGCGCGCGCCAGCGCCACCAGCCGCACGATGAGCTGGCGCTCCACCCGGTCATTGGGGCGTTCACTGATCGTGTCGGATTCGGGAAACACCAGCAGCGCCGGTGCCCCCTCGCGGGTGACCGCCGTGGTCGGCGAGCGCAGCAGCTGCGCGCCCTGCGCCGCCGCCACCGGCGCCAGTATCCCGGTGATGGCCTGCAGGATCTGCTCGCGAATCGAGTGGGGCATGGCAGCGACCTAGACGCGGGTCAGCGTGGCGCGCTGCTCGGACCCATCGCCGATGGCGGTGATCTCGCGCACGCGATACGACTGCCCGCCGATGTCCACCCCACTGCCGGCGCCCAGCTCCGGCAACCAGGCGGCGGGATAGGTCATGGTGTACTGGTGACTCAAGACCAAGCCGTCCAGCAACACCACATCGGGCGCCCGGAAGTCGACGGGCACCTCCCTGCCGTTGACCCGCGCCAACGCCAGCAGCCCGGCCCGCGCGGCGACTTCGTAGAGCGCACCGACGTCGATCATCAGGAGATCGTCAGCTTGACGAGTACCCCCGGGCGATGGCACATCGGCAGCGGATTCGACTGCGTGTGCAGGTCGGTGCCGCGATCGAACTTGCGCGGCTCCTGCTTCGCATACAGGGATTGCCCGAGGGTATTGACCGTCTCGTTGAAGTCGGCCGGGGCAAAGT